TCATGGTGGATGATTATCGCAGGTTTACTGTATTTTATCACATTCAATATTAAATCATCTCAGACCATTTTCACAATATACTGTTGCAATGTTTGGATTGTTCTGCTTGCAATTTTGTTCCTATTCACAGTAAAACGTATTCAGACACCACAATAATGTTATACAGGACTATCCTCATCATCTATTACTAAATTAATCATCTCGCTACCATATTTTTCTAAATACTTGGTTAAAATATCGGCATCAACTTTCGAACGTAATCCATCGCTAATCTCGTCTTTCAGCGGTTTGCGTCCATGGTTCAACGAGAACAGTCGAACATATTCGTCAATTTGCCGATTCTGTTCTTTGATTTTATTCGCAATTGCCACTGTTCCATTCATAAACTTTTGCTGAATTTCTTGTCTACGTTTCTTCTCTTGTTCTTCTTGTTCTCTCGTGTCTTTTTCTAACTGAATTTTGTCTTCATATTCTTGTTTGATTTCTTCCTGTTTCTTCAACATTTCTTCTTGTATCTTTGTTATTTTCTGCGAAACTACCGAATACAAAACGTCGTCTTTTTTTCTTAATGCATTGGGCTCCTTATACCATGGATGACGGTCATCGTCCGATGTCACAATAATGTTGCAAACATCCGGTTTCTTCAGTTTTTCAAACATTTTAGCTCTGTTCTTCAACTCTTCTTGCTTTTTGATTTTGTGGTCGTTCTTCTTCTTTTTGTCAGAACAGCATTTATACCATTTTTGCACTTCTTCGCCAGAAAATGTCTCCAAGAATTCGTCAACAATTGGAATTGGGATGGAAGGACTCGTCTCCATCAATCTGTCAAATTCGTCGCGATTGGTTTTCAAAAAATGGCCCGCATCCAATGAACGTTCGTCTGGATGTTTTGCTAATTCAATGCGGATATTTCTCGCAAATTTGTCCCATGCAATTGCAGAGACTCGGTGCGATTCATTGTATTCGGAAATCTTCAAATACTGCTGAATAGTGGTTAGGATACCAATGAAAATATTCACGGAACCAATCACCATGGGTGCATAGGTCTGCATTGATACCGGCAAACTGCCTTGGGCAAAAGATGCTGTTCCTGAAATAGTGGAGAGAATAATGGCAGGAATTGTGAACCACGCGTGTTTTGTGGAATAGTTCTGATGCGCCCTAGTATGCAACCATTTATAACATTTTGCAATATCACACCATTCGACCAAAATTTTCTCGTTCTCGGGTGACCATTCAACTTTGATTTCAGGCTCCTTCTTTTCAAGTTCTGCAACAACAGGGTCTTCCGGTTTTAGTTTTTCAGCCATTTTTGTTTATAATATATGAGAGAAAAATATAATTCCGACTAAACCACGTAAAAAATAGAACTATTCAAATTCATATATGGCGGCACACTTTGTAACTTGCAAATTATACGGCGGTCTTGGAAATCAATTATTCCAAGTTTTTGCAACCATTGCTTACGCAATTGAACATAATATCAATTTTCTTTTTGAATACAGTGCAAATCTTGGGAAACGGCGGACTTATTGGGACACTTTGTTGTTATCTATTTCTGACCATGTTACAACGAGTATACCGCAAACTACTTTGGTTAATCAGGGGACCCATGGATTCATAAAACTGCCTGAACCTAAAGAAAACATTACACTCAATGGATATTTCCAAAGTTTCAAATTTTTTGACGACCATTTGAAAACCATTTTGAAAATGCTGGATGTAGAGAAATTTCAAAAAAAATATTCATTTCAAAAAAATAGTATTTCTCTCCATTTTCGAAGAGGTGATTACAAAGATTTGCCGGATTGTCACCCAATTATGGGAGTTGATTATTATGTGAATGCGCTCAACTACATCTTGTTATTTGATGAAAGTCCGTTTACTGTCTACTATTTTTGCGAAGAAGAAGATTTGGAATCTGTAGAGAAAGATGTGGCTACTTTGAAAAACGAATTTAGGGACAAAATCACTTTTGTGCGACATTTAGAAGAGACCGATTGGGAAGAGATGCTTTCAATGAGTTGTTGCAAACACAACATTATTGCAAACAGCAGTTTCAGTTGGTGGGGGGCATACTTAAATCAGAATTCAGAGAAAATCGTCTGCTATCCTTCAGTCTGGTTTGGACCACTCATTCAGGAAAACACTGACACCATGTTCCCTGAAAAATGGATAAAAATATAATTCGTATTTGTATAAGGATGGATGATGAAATCTTCAAATTGAAAAATGAATTTATGGTAGTGAAGAGCATCATTGAAAAAATCGTAGAGATGAGGGCGGCCATCAAAAGAAAACTCGGTCAATTAAAAGACATTCACACGGACCTAATCAATGACAACGATTCCAAGAAGATTTTTCTCATTTGTCTGGAGTCGTTCCATTTCCAATACAAGGCGATGCTTTTTGACACCGACAATTTGCATAGAAATTTCCTAATGTTGACAAATCGCGCTTATTGTGACTATTACAATTTGTATAATATGTTGCACAAACTTTTCGAGGATTACAAGATTGATATTCCCACTGTCTTACAGCACCCCGTATACAATGATTTAGAACCATTTGGTGAGTATTCTTTGGAAAATATTTATTTGGTTCATAATAATGCGGTCGAATTAATCACATGTTTAATTTGCAGATTGAGAGAAAATGAAATCTCTATTAACAAATACAAATTTAAATCTCAAAGTGGAATCCGCATTGCCAATTTTATCAATACTTTGGAATATGACAACAAAATTCTGAGAGACCAGATTGAACTGTATACCAATTATTGTACCTTTTTTCAGGAAACGCAGCTCAAATATTTTACCAAACTAGTGGATAAAATCAAAACGCTCCAGAATGAGATTGACGAAGATATCAAATTTCATGAAACACCATGGGACGATGTGACCATCAATGAATCTGATACGCTGATACAATCAATTGACGATTGTGCAGTCTCTCAATGGGGTCTTTCAAGTGAAGATTTAGAGAAATCAGATATAACTACATCAAATCCACTGAATGATAAAAAAAAAAATAAAAATAAAAAAAAATGAGTTTGTTTTTACCTCATTATATATTTATGGTGGTAAATATACAATGAAAATATCATGGTTAAAATAAAAAATGCCTTTCTCTTTTTGGTTTTTTGAACGATACCTTTCGCTTATTATGTTTTTTAAATTTTTTACTAACTGTTTTCTTCTTTTGTCGAACTGCATCCGGTGACAAAATAATTTCCTTGGTCACACTTTTCAATTGTTTTCCTATTGTCTTTTTGCGCTTATCATTTGGATTGTATTTCAAAAACCATTCATCATATTCCGCAGTGCCTTTCTTTGGCATTAATTCTTTGAATTTTTCCGCCTTCTCTGTGCGAATGTCTTCCAACATTTTCTGTTTTCCATAACAATCGATTGTGAATCGTTTCAATAACCCCTCTTGGCTAAGACGATTTCTCTGTTGGACGTCGAAAAGAAACATCGCCATGCAGAGAATTTTGTCCTTATTCTTGTAATACTCCTTTTTTGAATAGAGGAACGATAAATAAAAAGACAACAATGTATCAATGGTTGCAATATTAATTTCCTTCTTGTCGACCTCTATTTTGTTGTAACTGTGGCACGCAATGGGTTCATAGATAAATGCTACCGAATCATCGCCAATCTTGATTTCAATGTTTCGCGGAATAATTTCGCTGATTTCTGCATGTTCTATCAATACAATTTTCTCCTTGACTTTGGTTTCCAATTGTTCCTTGACAATGATGGCGGCCTTGTCAATATCATCGATAATCACATCAAAGTCCGCGGTTTTCTCTATTTTGCGTTTTTCCTTTTCCGGCATGTATTCGGAGTAAAGTGAGCATGCATACCCGCCAATAAATATGGCACCCAATGATACTAAACTGTCGCGAATAATGATGTGAATATCTTCTTCTACCTGGGTTGTCGACAGATTTAAATAGCTTTTCTCACTTACGCTGTCTCTGCTTATAATAGAACGAATTGTTTCTTCCTCCATTTTTTTCTGGAACTCAACTTTGTCGCAATTCGTTGTCGGGTTTACAGGATAGTGCTTGTTCAACAAAGACAATCTTTTGAAAACCTTTTCCCACCTGCTGACGTCACCCATGGGTCTTGACAGTTCTAAATACATATTCATACGCAGGAAATTGGCGGGGGCATATTTGATTCCTGCCACTTTGATTGAATCTGTGTATAAGGCGTCAAAAATGTCCTCGTGCAAATGAGTGATATCGGCTACCGCAATAAAATTCACAAAAACCTTGTAGGTTCCGTGGTGCATGCCCGATTTTGCCTCGACTTCTTTGTATCCGGCGTCAGAATAGATATTCGCCAACTCAATTGAGTCACTAAGTGCGGTCTTTGAGTAAAAATCATAGTCGGGGATTTCCAACTCTCGATTATAGAACTGGTCCTGTTTTGGCAGAATATTATTGATTGCCGTGCCGCCATAACAAATCAGCGGTTTTTTTTGCAAAAAATTTTCTAAAATATTGATGATTTTTTGGACGTCGTCGTTCATGACTGTTTTCTTGGCTCTTATCATATCACTTTCATCCACGGCTTGGCGCAAAATTGCCAGCTCGCATTCATCAAAACTCATTTTGTTGTTGCATATTTTGGTATTATATTTGTTCATATACAATTAACATATATAATTTTATTGTGGTGCGGAATTTTGTTTTCGGCTATTTGATATAATGGCTGATACTGGAACGAGCGCCGTCTGATTTTCATTAAATATATTTTCATAGTCGGTCAATTCTTCGCCTGGTTTGTAAAATTTATACAAAAGGAATTGTGGAAATATTTTTGATACGGTATCAACTGGATTTGGCGGTTTATCTTGGTCTATCTGCGTGGGTGTCATTATCATGAAACTTTTGATATTTGTTCTCAACCCATTTTTGTTTGGACTCACCAATTTTTGGGGAAGTGTTTCTAAATTTGTATATGTGTATTTTGGAAATCCAATTGTTCCCGCTTCAATATTCACATATTCGGTTAATTTGTAGCAGGTCGAACTAGAACAGCTCATGAAGTTTTTGTATTCAGGTGAACTAGTTCTGTCTAGTATAATAACCACTTTTCCCATTAATTTTTCCAAAATTGTTCCGCTATTGACGTCGCCTTTATACAAACGGGTTTTGAATGCATAGTTAATAAGGGTTGCAATGCGCGAATATGTTTCTGCCGAGTTATTTTTGATTCGCAGAGAAATGAATAATGGGTCATTGGGCGATGGAGCCGGACTTGTAAATGCATATCCAACCACCGTGTTGAATGCCTCGCTCAAAGGCAGTCGTTTGTCCGCGTCATTCTCAGTGTCCATGCTTTTGTATTTTGGGTCCTCAGAATAAGAAACATATTCAATGTCGTTTCGTGTGTATATTTCAAAATCTATAAGACGGCACCCTCTCTCCAGAACTGTCATGATTTGTTTTTTCTCTGCAATGTTCTCATTGTTAATTGCACTATTGTATGATGATTTGACAATAAATTCGCGAATTGGTAGCCGAAGATAACTTTGTGGAATGGCGGCAATTGATACGGCGGATGTTGAAGCATCTGCAAATCCCTCTTTCAAATCTTTTTTATCTTTTTCATAATTTATTTTGATAATTTGGCGTGACTTTAATAAATTGTAAATGATAAGAATTGCAACTAACACAATTACTAAAATCAAAAATTTCTTAATTGGATGCATTATATATTTATTCGAGATTAAATAAATTTAAATCCATCATTGTATTATACAATATACAATGGCTGGTGGATTACTAAATCTTGTTGCTGAAGGAGCAAATAATACAATTATTCAAGGTGGAAACGAACAGAAAACTCTTTTTAAAGCAACTTATAAAAAAATAACCAATTTTGGCCTTCAAAAATTCAGAATTGATTATGACGGTCTTCGCGATTTGCGAACATCAGAAACATCCACATTTTCTTTTAAAATGCCCCGTTATGCTGAATTGCTAATGGATACCTACATTGTGATTACATTGCCCCACATATGGAGTCCCAT